TACATTCTTAGAACGAATATTTTAAACCAAGCTTCGTACCATAGGTATTCACGTCATCTGTGACAACAGCGAACTCACCATAGGCATTTAACTTATCGCTTAGATCATATCCACCACCAACTTTACCAGACACTTTAGTATCAGAATCTCCTACAGAAGGATTGATGAAACTAGGACCACCTTGTAGGTAAAACGATCCATACTCACCGACTGTATTTTCGTAACCTATATGGAGGTCTATTGAATTGCCGCCCCACTCAGAGCCTACGTTTACTTGATTAAACTCAGGGTTTAGGTAGAAACCTGCATAAGCTGGAACGCTAAGCGCTACAGATGCAGCAGATAGTGTTAAAACTTTCTTTAGCATAATTTTTTAAAATTAAAGTTATATGCTAGTTGATTCTAGAGCTTTTTCAAGCTTAGGTGTACAAGTCTCTAACTGACTCTCCTTTTCTGCTTCGGCTCTATCTTCCAATATTGCATTAATGGCTAATGCTCTATTTTGAATATTTTTTTGTACTTGTACAGCTTCTTCGTAATTTTTCTGTAAAGTTTCCAGTTCTTGTTTTAGTTCTTCGTTTGTTTTACGAGCCATAAATTTTTGTTTTTATTTTAACTAGGTTCTGTAGGCCATGCAATGTTGTCTGGATCTGATTGTGTTGGGACATCTCTAAGAGCTTGTCTATAAGTCTTCCAAGCATCTGACAAGGTAAGGTCACTACTAGCCCTCCAGTCTGTAGCAGCAAGTTTTCCATTCCTTTGTCTTCTTATGTCTTGCCATTTGTCAGCAAGTATTTCTTCTTCTGTAGGAGCATTTGCATTGTGTTGTGCAATCTCTTCATCTGTCATTTTGATGGTGACACCATCTACCATTTTGTACATTAGTTTTCTAAGTATTTGTAAAGTAAAATTTGTGTGTTTTGTGTAAACTCACGGCTTGAATTATAAGGATAAATTTTTAATTTATGAATCCTTTTATCTTGACTTTTAAAAGATCCATACAATTCCATTTTATTATCATCGAACTGCGGTGTCATTCCTCTGGCAAGAAAAGAACCATAACTTGATAAATTGCTAATTTCAACGATAAAACCAAATTTACTATTGTTTAAACCAGTTCTAAATAGGTATCTAGAAGCAGTAACACTAGATGCAGTGTCACTATTTCCATAAAATATTTCATAATTTATTGAAGAATTATCATAAGCGTTATCATTTGCGTCTAATGGTTCTACATAAAGGGCAGAAGTACCAAAATTTGCATCACCAGTAATATTTTTACCAATTAAAAGGTACATCGTATCTGCTTCAAACCCAGTTACTACTATTTCACTTACGTTTGTCGCACCTACTGAATTTTTAGAAATTAATTGAAGACCAGCCCTTTCCGCAACAAGTCCAAACCTATCAACTGACAAAGTATTAGTTGATATATTATCAGCATTAATACTTGAAGGACTAGATGCAGGCACATCTGCAAATGTTAATTGTCCTACGGCATTAGCTCCACTACCACTAATACTATCTACTTTTAATAATTTATCAGCAGCTATATTATTGTTAGGTAAAACCATTGTGTAATTTTGTGCTGCACTATTTGCAGGTGATTTAATCTTTACGTTATTAGCATTATTTATACTATTAAGTTGCAATGTTCCATTTTTTCTACCAGCAACTTCAAAAACACCATCTCCATCTGGAGTTATTGTTAAATCACCATTATTTGGTGAACTTGTAGTTAGAGATTCAATCTCATCTATTTTTATTTTTGACATGTTACTAGGTTGTTATTAATTGAATTGTAAAGAATATCATTATGAAAGACCATCCTCTTTATATTTATAAAGAAGAACTTCTGTAGGACTTATAAAATTACGAGATGTAGTTCTAGGTGATAATCTTATGCCATGTATTCTTTGAGTTGAACCACTTGTGTTAAAAGATGCATAGACTTCACCCTTACTAGCAATGGTGTAACCTGGCTGAAAAGACCATGCCGTCATCCAATTATTAGCAGCGACATTACTTATATCTGCGACAAAAGCAAATTCATGTTGGTTTACAAAAGAAAAGTAGATTTCATCCATGCTCGAGAGACTTTGACTACTATCAGTTTCACTTGAACCTGTATATCTAAACCATTCATAAGTTATGTTTGACTGAGCATTACCACTAGAATCAAGCCATTCCATTTGCATAGTTGTTGTATTGTCAAATATTAAATATTTTCCAACCATTTTGTACATAGTATCGTCTTCAAGACCTGTAAAAATAATTTCTGAAACATTTGTAGAACCAACAGTTTGTTTTGAAACTAATTCAAGAGCAGAACCTTTTGTTGTCAAGCTAGGGATTCTGGCTGAATTTAATGTTCCAGCATCAATAATATCTGCATTTAAATTTGAAAGTTGTGTGTTTATTGTTGCGTATTCCAACTGTCCTACTGCTGTAGCTCCACTACCACTTGCAATACTCTTAACCTTTAAAAACTTATTAGCCTCAATGTTATTATCAGGCAAAATCATTGTATAACTTTGACCTGAACTATGATTAGGCGATTTTATTTTTACACCATGCGTACTAGAAGATAATTTTAATGTGCCATCTGTATTGGCACCTTTAACTTTTACAAGTCCAGTACCTTTGGAAGCTAATTTTAAATTTGAAGAACTATTTTCTAATTCGTTAACTTTTATTGTAGACATAAATATTAAATATATTTTATTAAAGTATAAATCATATAGACAGATTAAGATTCATTATATTTATACACTAAAATTTTTGTACCTATTTGAAAATAATTATTGGTGCCAGCAGGACGTATTTTAAAACCATATATTCTATTAGTTGAATTATTAGAAGCAAACGAAGCATAAAGTTCACATTTAGTATCAATTCCACTTGAACCTGTTGCATGACCTTTTGCTATCATCCAGTTTGTTTGTCCATTTGTAGCTGAAGGTGTTTTAGAGCTTAACTCTATTTCAAAAAAATAATTGGTAGTATTTGTACCAACATATAAGGCTATGTTATCTTGATTTGTGCTGTTAGTTAAAGCATCATCGTTGTCATCATATCTAGAATAATTAATATTACTGTACGCACTATTATTATTGTCCAGCCAATCCATTCTTAAGTTTGTTGTAGATTGGAAAATAATATTTTTTATGATTATTCTATACAATCCACCATCCACAAAACAATTATTAAATTGAATTGAAGTAACTTGGCCGTTTGTTGTAATATCACTGCTTTCTTGAACTAATTGAAGCCCAGCACCTTGAGATCCTGTAAGGCTATATCTATCTTCTGATACTGTACCCGAAGTAAAAAGTGCTGCATCTACAGAAGACGTATCAGGTGTTGATATGTCTGCAAACTCTAATTGGCCGATTGCTGTAGCTCCACTTCCTGTAATACTACTAACCTTAAGAAATTTATTTGCTGCAATATTATTAGATGGCAATATCATTGTGTAGTTTTGAGCTTCACTATTAGCTGGTGCTTTTATTTTTACCCCATGACTATTATCAGAACAGTTAAGTTGTAAAGTTGCATCATTCGTTGCTGCTTTAATTTCACAAGCACCATCAGCACTTTGATTACTAACTTTTACATTACTGTTAGTAGTAATAGCCTGTATTTGATCAACATTTAAATTTGTCATAATTTTTTAGAGAAAAATCATTACAGAGCCAGATACTATAGTTAAAACTTTACCAGAAGCTATAGTCAATGGCCCTGCTGAAATATAGTTTTTATTTGTTGTAGTTGAAAAATCATTATCCATTTGATTTTCAGCTTCGACAAATAAGCTTTCACTACCTCCACCAACAAGTCCACCACCACCACCACCACCACCAGTTTGATCAACCCAACTAGTACCACCCGATCCATCTGACTTTAAGACCTGTCCGTTAGACCCATATCCTGATGGTAAGGTGTAAGTGATATTACCAGAGAAATCAGCATGAGCAGGGGCTTTTATACTTGCATAATGCTGGTTATTAGATTCGCAATAAAGACGTAACTCAGATTGTGAACCTGTATTTTTTATACCTAATACACCGCTTGATATAAACTTACTGTTCATATCCAAGTCACCACCTAGTTGTGGTGTTGTATCATTTACAAGATCACTTAATATACCAGTTAAATTAGAACCATCAATAGCTGGAAGTGTACCTGTTATATTAGCTGCTGGTATTGATGTTAAGTTTGTTGCCGAAGCTACTGGTAATGTTGAAGGAAATCTAGCATCTGGTATTGTTCCAGCATTTAAGTTTGAAGCGTCACCTGCTGTAAAGCCTCCTGATGAGCCTGTAGTATTTTGATTTCCAGCAGTATTAACACCAGGTAAATCTATATTTGCCGATCCATCAAAACTAACCCCGCCAATATTACGAGCAGTGGCAAGCGTATCTGCGGTTGTAGCTGCAATACCAAGAGCATCTATATCTGACTTTGTTTGATCCGCAGTAGCACCATCTTCTACGTTTATCATGGTGCGTAAATTAGCTGGAGTAATTTCTTCTATCACACCAGCACCAGCAGAGTCTCTACCTAAAATTCTGTCTGTAGCTGATACGTTTTGTATCTTGGCATAAGTTACAGCTTGATTAGTAATAGTTAAATTTGTTGCACCTGTCACATCGCCTGTGTGGGTGGCATTAGTAACCTTTGCAGTATTCGCTGCTATTTCTGTATTTATTGAATTAGCTAATTTATCTGCTGTGACTGCATCGTCAGCTATTTTATCTGTTGTTACTGCATCATTAGCTATTGTCAATGCAGTCGAACCAGTAACATCACCTGTATGAGTTGCGTTAGTAACTTTAGCTGTGTTTGCTGCTATAGCTGTATTAATAGAGTTAGCTAACTTAGCATCAGTGATAGCATCATCTGCTATCTCATCAACTGTTAATTTGTCAGATTGTAGTAATGTTTTTATTTCAGAAGCAGTTTGATCGTCACGAGCATTATTATCTATATTGTCTAATTTTTGCTTATCACTGGCAGACATAGAACCAGCAGCAGATGTTGTGGCTGCTGAAATAGTGATAGCTGGAGTCGTTCCACCTGATGAACTTATTGGTGCGGAACCTGTTACAGAAGTAACAACATTAGCAAGATCTACACCATCTACTAATCCTGATACTGATATATCACCTGTGACAGTCACGCCTGTTGATGAAGTTTCTATCTTCTTCACATTATTGTGATAAAGTTCTACAGCACCATTTGCAATAGCAGTTATAGCAGCTTCGTTACCAGAACCTACTCTAATAAAATGAGTATTGGCTGTATCAAAAAAAGTGCTTCCTGTATCATTATTTATTTGGAAATTACTTCCAGAGTGGTTAATATTTACGTCATTATCAGTTCCAATAAGTATAGAACCTGAGTCATTTAATTTTATTTGATTATCTACTAATATTCCTGCCGATGTAGTTTCTATCCTCTTGTCACTATTGTGGTACAACTCCACAGCACCATTATTAATGAATCTTGCGTAGTTTTCAGTTGCAGCAGCATTTGTAATTGCAACAGTATTTTCACCACTTATAAGAAGCTGTCCTGTACCACTATCTTTGATAACGCTTTGAGACCCATCATGAAATATCTCTAAATCATCTGAATCCCCAAATTTTATTTTATCATTATCCTTAACTAAAATATCCTGTCCATTAGTGTCTAAATTACCTCCTAGTTGTGGTGATGTGTCGGCTTGAAGACTTGCTATTCCAGATCCCCCAGTTCCACCTCCACCTGTAGAGTTAATAGTGATTTTACTATCAGTATCATCAGTGGTAATAGTGATGTTGTTACCAGCTACTAGTTCAAAAGTATCTGTTGTAGTATCAGCCTCAACATCATCTTGACCGGTTACTTTGATTTTAGAAAAAGCATTTTGATTAACATCACCACCACTAGACTCAGCAGCCCATTCAAGACCTGTTGAAGTATTGCTATTAGCTTTTAAGACATAACCATTAATGCCAACAGTTAAAGCAGTTGGATCTCCAGAACCATCTCCAACAAGTAATTCTCCTTTACCATCTAAGTCAGTATTTATTACTGCATTATCTAATTTATTTTTTAAAGCTGTTGTAAAATTATTCTCAGTAAGTCCTCCGTTACCTACAGTTAATTTATCAGTAAGATTATTATATGAGATATCAATATTTGCTGTTCCGTCAAACGCAACTCCAGCTATATTTTTTGAATTGGTTAGTTTTGTAGCTGTAGCAGCGTTGCCTGTAGTATCTTGATTTAATGTTGCAACTCTAGATGCCGCTAATGTACCGCTAGAGATGTTACTTGCATTTGTAGTGTCTGTCGTTGCTGAAGTTGCTAATGCAGTGCCATTTACTGTGATTGCATCTGCTTCTAAAGTTCCATCAATATCTGCATCACCCGAAATATCCAGACTAGCTGCTGTAACCGCCCCAACTGTTATAGCTGGTGTACCTGATAGTCCAGTAGCATTGCCAGTTAAAGCTCCAGAAAAACCTGTTGCAGTTAAAACTCCTGTAGAAGAATTAAAAGTTAAGTTTGTTCCTGACTTAGGAGCTAAGTTACCTGTTGCATCTGTTGTAAAAAGTACATTGCAACTAGTGTCAGAAGATTCATCAGTAACAGTTATGTTTGTTGCTATTGCAGATGTACCAGTATAATTAGTCGCTGATAATATTTGTGTGCCAGCAGCTTTTATAACCTTACCTGATGCAAGATCTATATGTTCTGAACTTGTCCAACTATCTGTTGTATCTTCCCATTGAAAAGTTTTGTCAGTTGCTCCTTTTAAAGTTAAACCACCTCCACTAGCAGTTGTGTCAGTAGCATTCAATACCTTACCAATCTCAATATTTTTATCTTCTACAGTCAAAGTAGTTGTATCTATTGTAGTAGTCGTTCCATTTACAGCTAAATCTCCGCTAATAGTCAAATTACCGCTTATAGTTCCACCAGCTAAAGGAAGTTTGCTTGTTATAGAACTATCAGTCGCAGTAATATATCCAGCACCATTGGCGATTGCGTTGTTATTTAAAGAAATATCAGCAGACCCATCAAACTGTACACCAGCTATTGCCCTTGATGTTGTTAGTTTTGCTGCTGATCCTGTTGTATTTTGGTTTAATGTAGGTACTAAAGAAGCTGAAATAGTACCTGCATCAAGATTAGATGCATTATTAACTCCATCAAGTTTTGTTTTTAAGGCATCTGTAAAATTATTTTGAGTGAGTCCTCCATCACCAACAGTTAATTTATTAGTCAGATTTGTATATGAAATATCTATATCAGCACTACCATTAAAGGACGTACCAGCTATAGTTCTTGCATTAGCTAATGTCACTGCTGTAGAGGCAGCAATACCAAGGGCATCTATATCTGATTTAGACTGATCTGCTGTCGCACCTGTCTCAATACCATCTAATTTAGTTCCGTCAGTAGCTAGATCACGACCATCAACTGTTCCAGAAACAGTAATATCTCCCGTTACACTTAATGCTCCTGTAGAACCAGTTCCCGTTGTAACTATATTCTGACTACCAAAATTAGGACTTATCTTTGTACCTGCAATAGCAGCACTGCCATTAACATCAGCATCTACAATACTTAAATCACTTATATTTGCACTTGTTACAGTGATATCCGTTGGTAATGCTCCAGTTGCCAGTTTTGATAAAGCTATTGCAGCACTCGCATTTATATCTGAATTGACTATTGTTCCATCTAATATTTTTGCAGTTGTTATAGAATTATCATTAACATTAATCTGTGCACCGCTATTTGAGACTGTAACATCACCTTTGTTACCATCAGAAACACCAGGCCCTTGAGTCCCTTGAGTTTTTATAGTTACAACCCTTGTTTCACCATTGACGGTAACAGTGTTCTTAGTTGTAGTTACATTAACAGAAGTCATGTGCTTGTATATCCTTCACTTACAAATATAGTACCTTCCAAATAATATTCTTTCTTACCAGATGCATCTATAACTAAAACATCATACTTTAAAACACTTGGAGTAAATGTAGCAGTTTGCACATCAGTTAAGCTAATACTGATTGAACCAGCTGATCTATCTGTGTATGTCACGGAAAAATCGGCATACTTAAAACTTCGTGTTTCTTCCCATACTTCAGCTTCAACAGTGAATCCTGTCAAATCTATTGCATTATTATTGCCATCTTTAAATAATAAAGGGATAACATGATCTGATCTTCGTTGGACAGTAAAGTTATACGTTCCAGGTTGAATTGCCATTACTTAGCCTCAAGAGCAGCCACTTTAGCTTCTAATGTCTCTATTTTAGCAACTGCCTCCTGTAATGCTTTCATTAAATAAACAACCATTCCAGATGGATTAAACATATATTTACCATTATCATTTTGTGGATATGCTTCTGGAAAACTATCAACAACTTCTTGTGCTATAAAACCTTTATTTTTTTCTGTTGTATCATCTTCATGTAAAAAATTATATTTTTGCGGATTTAAACTTTTAAATAAATCCAAAGTATTTTCATTCCAATTTTCAAAATTCTTTTTTAACGTCCTGTCAGAAGGGTTTGTATTAAAGCTTGATGTTGTACCATTTGCAGTAGAAACAGTTCCAACTATATTTGATCCATTATATTTAAATTCAACTATTGTTCCAGTTGTATTTGTCCTATTGAATATTCCAACAATATTTTTAGCGTTTACAACCAAACCAAATGAACCATATTCAGTACTTGAGGCCGTAACACATTTGAGACCTGATCCATCACTCCCTGACGCTGACACAGGATCTTTAGATATTGCATTACCTAAAAACACCCCTCCATTAGCTGCAATTCTAAATCTATTTGTACCGTTTGTAGCAATGTCTATTTGATTGGCAGCACTACTAAATAATCCAGTATCTACATCATTGTTAAAAGCTATAGCTGGTGCAGAAGCAGTACCTCCATCATCAGCTAAAAACTGACCTGTCATCGCACCACCCGCTTTTGGTAAAAGACCTAGATTGGTTTCATTTACAGGACCAATAGTAGTAAAGCCATTATTCGATGCGTTTCTAATCTTTAAATTATTGTTATCACCAGTATCCACATAAGGCATAAAGGCTTCAGTGTTAGCAGGATCACTTGACCCACTATTTAACGTTTTAATTGCACTAAATACAGAATTTAAATCAGATCTTACAGAAGCTCCTGATGCGTTAGCTATATTGTAATCTGTTACTTGAGCCATGATTAATAATTAAACACCTTTACCATATCCTACAGCTTGAAATGTAAAAGATCTATCAACAACATTAGAACCATTTTTGATAATTACAGTGAATTCTGTTCCACTTATATTAGAAATATTAAAAAAGTCTCCAGATATAGCATTTTCTATTGTAATACCTACAGTTGGCAAGAAAGCATCTGTTCCTCCTAATGAAGATGTCCCAACAAAAAATGGTGTTCCAAAAGTTACTGTTTTACCAGAAGCAGACGTACCAGATTGCTGTGCTGCGGTAGATGTTCCCCCTCCTGTCTGATAGTTTTGTTCTGTTCTTGATTGAAATAATGCTGTAAAACCTGCTTGTTGTACATTTATATTTTGTGCTTTATTTGTTGTTTCTAAAATTAATCGAAATTTGAATCTTCTACCTTTAAAAGTTCCATTTGAAAAATTACTAAAGGCACCAAAAGACCCTGATGCTGTTTGTGAGGTTGCTACTTGTATCTGACAGTTTGCCTCATCTGCTGCTGCACCATCAAAATTTCCATCAGTAGCATAGTCATCCCATAAATTACCTGTTGGAATTAATGATTCAATATTACCACCACCAACGTTAAATCCTACAGCTTGTAATTTTCTTGTTAAATCAAGAGAAAAAATACCTTCTAAATCAAGAATAGATGCAAATTCATAGGTACCTGTTAAATTATTTGCTGGATTGCTTAATTGCAAGGCACTAGTTGTATTATTAAAAAGAGTATTAACTTTATTTCCACTAAAAGGTGTTGATAATAAATCTTCTCTTTGAAAAAGTATTGGTTGGGTATCAATTAAATCTGGTAAATCTACAATAATACTTGTTTCATTTTCACTAAAATTACCATTATCATCTTGAAATTTTAAAATATATTCACCCTCTAGAAAAGGAACTATTGCATCTGTTGTATTACCACTTAAGGCAGTAACTAAATCAACAGAATTTTGAAACGTTCCTGTGCCATCAGTTAAATTACTATGTCTTACATAAACACGACCTCCATGTATAACATCAGCATCAGTTGATTTATTCCATCGCAATCTTACTAATTTATTTGTAATTGGTTCTAATGATAAATTTTCTACATTAGAGGGTGGTTCCTTTTTTCCTGGAGCATTAAAAGTTATATTAGTGGATGTTGATGATAATTTAAGACCTGCGTTAAAAGAAAAAACTTTAAATTCGTATAAGCCAGCTTCAGTATTAAATAATTCAAAATCTGGTCTAAAAACAACTTCACTAACCCAGTTTGTACTGTTAAATCTATATTGAACTAAATATTGACTTACACCTATAACTGGAACCCATGACAATATTATTTTTGGAACTGCTACTGCATTTATCACAACAATAATCTGTGATGCTTGCAAGTTAGCAGGAGGTAATTTAGGTTCGTTGAAAAAAGTTACTGTTCTTGTTGGTAACGTAATACCTTGAGCATCATCAATGGCATTATACTTTGGTGATTCTCCTGTTACATAATTAAAGTTATAAGATAATGCTGTTATGGCAAAATTAATCCCATCTTGTTCTTCAACAGTAATTACTCTAAAACTTTGAGATTCTAAAGTAGAACTTTGCAATAACCATATTGAATTGTTATTTGGAGTCTGTGAAAAAGCAGAACTTACAGTGATAACACCTGAAGATGTATTAACACTACAGGATTTTGTCTCCATTGTTCCGTCTGGCATTATTACACTACAAACCTTATTTGAGCCTGTAAAAGTATTTAAATCTTTGATATTATCAACTGTTACAGTAGTTGTTGTTGCGGATTTAATACGACCACTTCTTCTTTTTGTTGATCTAACTGGATCATTTATAGAGATAACACTTCCAGGTCTTACAATCGCTCCAGCATCTATTGATGTCGTAAAACTAACTACCTCTGTTTCCTGTTCTTCACTAAGCAGAACAGCTTTACCTAACCTTCTTGCTTGTCCACGAGAAGTACAGGCAAATGCTTTTATATCTTTTTTTACTATTCCTAATTTATTTTGTCTATTTATATCTTCCTGTAATGCATTTGGACCACTAACGTCATCACCGACAACCTCGTAATCTATTTCTCTACTATCCATATTAAAGTAAGCAACAGATATTATTGAGTGTCTTTGTTTCAAACTACTTCCTGAGTAACTAAATCCACCCTCACCTACATTTGCCAAACTAAATAAATAACTCGGATCTGTTGGTCTGTCTTGAGAAATACTAATAGAACCTTCAGACCAGTAAGGGAAACATCTCATTACTCCTGCTAATTCATTTATTAAAGTAAATGCTTCTGTTGATCCCTGTATATTTACATTGCAGCTAAATCTAGCTTCTTGCCCACCTTCAAAATCACTAACTAACTCATTTGCATACTTACTAGCAGCAATAAAACTAAACAAATCTAGATTACTATCTGTAATATGAGTTCCGAAACCATATCTTTCGGTGGTAAGAAGATCAAGTAATATTAAAGCAGGACAGGAACACCATTGAGCAGCGCCCATTGTTCCGTTAAATATGTAACCACTTGGATAAATTATTCTTCCTGTCTGTAAATCGACAGTAGGTGTACCAGAGTTTGATGCTCCTGCTCCTGGTATTCTTACTTTTACTCCTCTAATACGAAAAGCTCTTTTTGGTATAGAACTAAATTGTTCAGAATCTATTCTTAAATTTGTGTAGGCACTGTTTAAATATCTTTGTTTATCATCAACAATTTCACTGATACTAGTCCAAGTAAAAGCATCAACAAGATTTGACTCTGTGCTGTCTGCTGTGACTCTTACAACTCTAATATCAACGGGAAAAGAACCTGTAAAAGAAACACGATATTCTTTTTGGTACGCATCAGCAGTTCTACCTGTAATCGTGTCATTGATTACGTCTGTAAAACCACCGCTATTGTATTGAACTTGTATTTTAAGATTGA